CCAACCGGACGACCACCAGACGCGGGTCGTTCTCCAGGGTCGCGCACTGCTCAGGCGACACAACCATCTCAGACTTGCCCGGTACAATCGGTAGGCCCGCACGGAAATAGTTCTGACGAACCATTGATGTAATGCCGACTCGAATAGCCAGTTCCATCTCTTGTTCCATCTCATGTTTTCCTCGTCGAATCTGATAGAGAGGCTGTTTAAACCGGGGTTAAACAGCCATAACGCAGGGTTAGAGGTAGTCAGCCACCACCAGCTCCAACTTGCCTTTCAGCTCGTTGCTGCTGCTATTCGCCAGCTCTCGCTCCAGCATCTGAGTCGCCAGCTTCTCAAGGGAGGGCGGTACCACCAGCAGAGTGGCCTTCACCCCGAGCTTGCGGCCACCATCGGCTTGAAACTCCCGCATTTTGGAGAAGGAATCCCACAGGTTGTCGGGGGTCAGCGCCCGCTTGTTGGCAAAGGCCAGTTGCCAGAAACCAAAGCCTGCGGCATCACGGCAATCGACCCCGTAACGGAACTCCTTGCGGGTGAATACCGCCTCGTCATCGATCTTGGTCATGGCAATCAGCTGCGGCGACTTGCGATCCTGGAAGATGACCGGCTTGAGGGCACGGCTGGTATCGAGCAGGAACCAGGGCTCCCCCTGATAACCGGCATCCACCACCAGGTTGGCGCTCAGAACAGGGGTACCGGTGCCATCGGCCTTGGGATAGACAGGGTGATCGGTGTCGAAGAAATATTGGCCGTCATAGCAAGGCGTGGTGAAGCCAGCACCCAGCAGACCAAAGCAGAGCTCGTCAGGGTGGATCCCTGCCGCCAGACCCATCTCTTGAAACAGGGGGGCATAGATACCCAGCTCGTCATCTTCGATATCGTTGCGATCGACCGCTACGGTGGCCTCGAAGTCTTCGTTGACGATCTGGTAACCGTGCGCCTTCATCGACTCGATCACCCGATCACCGACCCACTTGCGCAGACTGGGGAACTTGCCCAACCAGCCATAGGTGTTGGACTTGGTGGTCGATTTGATCACGGTAGCGATCTTGGTGTACTGGGCAGGCGCTTCACCCTTGGCGTCTTCAAAGTTCTTCTTGAAGCCGGTGAAGAGGGCCTGCAACAGCGCGGGAGTAACAATGGCCATACGGGTGTTCCTTCTCTGGATAAATGGCGTGGTAGGGTCTGCGCTTAAGCCTGCTTGGCCTTGGCAAACGCTTCGTGGCTGATACCGAGCTGGTCGGCGGCATACTTGTCATCCGCCGAGAGCACCGCATCCCCCTTCTTCTCTGGCAGGGTCACTTGGGTGGTCTGGCTGGCGGCCAGGGCGGCAATCGCCGGACGGGGCTCCAGCAACGCCTTGAGGGCAGCCACCCCTTTCTGGGCGGCATAGGCGGTCAAATACTCCTCTTCTGCGGCCACCACCTTGCCCTGGGTACGGGCTTCCTTGAGAAGGCGAGCGGCATCCGTGGTCTCCACCTTGGCGCTTAAGCTCGCCACCTGATTCACCAGGGCGTTATAGGTCGCCACCGGAACGTACTTGGCCAGGTCAATCTGGCCACCCTGCCCTGTGGAGACGGTCGCCTTGAGCGCGGCCAGCGATGCGCTATCTACCGCCAGCTGCGCTTTGGTGGCAGTGAGTGCCGCCTCCAGCTCCGGCGCGCTCGCAGCGCTGGCCTGCAGGGTATCCAGAGCAGCCAGAGCGGCAGTCCCCTGCTCGGCGGTAAACTGGCCATCGGCCCCCGGCTGGATGCCGAGCTTGCCGAGCAGCGAGATCAGGTGTTCGTTCATGGATTTCTCCTGTTGTGCAACATGGGATGAGGTGGCCAGCTGGCCGGGTTGGGTAGACATATGGCTTGAAGCCGGTAACGCACTCAAAGCGGCAAGCGCCTGCATGCCCACCACACCGGGGTCATTGGTGATGGCGGTCATCCGCAGTTCCAGCGGGCGGCCCTGGGCGTCATAGGGAAAGACGGCAGACAGGAATCGATACTCTTTGGCAGCCACCAGGGCGGCAGCCCGCTCCGTCCAGCGCGGTTTGATAAAGAGCCCCAGCCCTTCGCGCCATGCAATCTCGTCACTGTTGTACCAACCGGCCGCAGGGGCAGGCTGGCCGTTCTGGTCAGTCTTGAGGGTCTGGTGGTCGTAATCGATCAGGATGTCTTGCCCGAGCGCTTTGGCACGGGCAATCAGGGCAGCAGCGATCTGACCATCCAGTTGCCAGTGACCACTCGCCACATCGAACGGGCGACCATCACGGGCCTTGAACGGGCCGACCGGCAGCAGCTGGTACCAGCCATCGCCTTGGGAGGTGAGCTGCGCATCGAGCACCGCCAGCCGCTCCCCGCTGACGGGGTTGGCTTGGAGGATGGCCACGAAGGGCGCTGAGTATGGGGTCTTGGATATGTTCATGCCGCCATAGTGCGGCGGCATGAAAGGAGATGGGGTTTATGGTGGGTTAGAATTCCCATTTTATGGCTTCAGTCATAGCCCTCATTTCGTGACTTACATCACTCTTTGATATTGATAGCCATTTTATAATTTTTAGCTACCCCCCTTAATTTAAATCAAAGGTTATAAGAGACTTAAATATGTACAGCCCAGAAAGACTTGTAGATTTAGATGAAATGGTCTTGCGATGCAGAACTACACAAGCAAAAGAGTATATATCTGAGGCAGTCTCATGCTATAGAGGTGGGGCTTATAGAGCTGTGATTGTGAATACGTGGGTAGCTATTGTTTATGACCTAATCGATAAAATAAGAGAGCTATCAATATCGGGAGATGCTGCAGCCAAAAGAATAATCGATGGTTTTGAAAGTTATCAAAAGCAAATTGATGAAGGTAATGAACAAGCTATAAAAAGCTCATTGGAATTTGAACGCAACATTCTCGATATATCTAAGAATGAATTACAATTTTTTGATAAACAGCAGTACTTAGATCTTCAAAGACTAAGAGAAGATCGGCACCGTTGTGCACATCCATCATTTCATCGAGAAGATGGCCCTTATAAGCCATCAGCAGAGCAAGCTCGAATGCATCTTCGAAATGCTATTGTACATGTCCTCTCACAGCCACCCGTACAAGGCAAGCCTGCTATTAATAAGATAATTTCATTAATATCATCACAATATTTCCCACGCGATACAGAGAAAGCAAAAGCACAACTTTCAGAAAGTGAGTTAGCTAAGCCAACAGCTTCGCTATTAAAGGGCGTCATTGATAAATTAATGTTTGGCTTTTTATCAAATGACAGTCCTCTTTATGCTAAACTGAACGTTATACCTGCGCTTAACGCTATATTAGAACTCCATCGCGAACCGACTGAAAATAGAATGTCAGAGCAGATAAATAAGATCTTTCGCGATGTATCTGATGAAAACTTAAAGGGTGCCATCATTATGGCAACAAAAATACCGCCATTGTGGAATAGCCTATCCACTGCCTCCAAAGACAAAATAATAACATATGTAAAACACGCACAAGTAAAAGAAACGCTACCTTTATTTAGATTTTTAATACAACATCCTGAATGTGAGGATGATATAAAACTGAAAATAAAAATGCTTGACGAGAAAGGGTTGGCTGATGGAATTAACATCCACGAACTGGCCCCATTACTAATTGATAGAGCAATAGATATTTATGGCGAATGTCGAAACTGGGTACACGCCAACTCAATATATGAAAATATAATCAACCCTATACAGGGCATTTTGACAAAGGAGAATATTGAAAAAATATTATCACTTCCTCAACAAAAGGAAGCAGATTTAATAGGGAGTAATGGTTTTTCTCAGTTTATAAATTTCGTAAAACAATCTGACTTATTCGAACCTGATGAATTGGGGACTATATTGGAACGGTACGAGCTAGATCGATACAAATAAATTAATACATTCTGTGCACGAAGGGCCTTGACCTATAAGGCCCTTAATACATTCTTTACTTTATACTTAAAGCTGCTAATAATCCAATTGCCGCTTTATTGTAACGATAGCGGTGTAAGGCTGCCCAGAGACCTCTGGTCAGTACCCGCCGCCGCGAACATGTGGAGGACGGGACTTCAACTTGAACCGAAGTCCGTCCGGCCACCATCCAATCCATACCGTCACGGACTTCAATATCAAACTGATTGAGGTCACGACCATGGGTAACATCGCCAAACAACGCCATCAGGCTGCCGTTCGTCAATCCTTTCACTGCTTCTATTGCGGACTACCAATGTGGGAAGCCTCCCCTGCCGCGCTGATGCATCAATACCGCCTCACTCCTGCCGAAGCCCGGTTATTGCAGTGCACGGGGGAACATCTGCAGCCACGCGGCGAAGGTGGCTCGAACCAGCCCGCCAATATCGTGGCCGCCTGTCGGCACTGCAACGGCACCCGCCACAAAACACCCAAGGTGCTATCCCCTGAGCAGTATCAGGAAAAGGTACGGGCGCGGGTGGGTAAAGGGGGCTGGTTTCCGAAAGGGATCACCAGCAAGGTCAAGGGGAACAAAACCAATGGTGTTTAAGGCTGTTTAACCGCGCCAATGGCCAACACCTTGCTATCAGGCTGACCATCCACCCTGGCGGGTGATACCAACGCAGTATGGCGCATCACAAGCGCGCAGTCCGAACAGGGCTCCCATGGGGAGCCCATTTAATGTGCGATGCCTACCACATCGCACATATTATGCTGGCTTTGCCCAAGAGATTAAGACTCTGACAACCTGTAAGACATTGAGTTACTACCAACTTCAAGAATCTCTATGGTTACACCATCCATCTTTAACTTTTTATCTGCAGGATTAAATTTAAACTCTGCAGTATTAGGTGGTAGTGCATATACTTGTGCATCTGGTTTTTGATATTGCGTTACAACTGTATTGCTATTGGTTGTGCCAACGGCACTGTAATTATTTACATTGAGCGTTGAAAATGAATTAGTGTTTGCCACAACACTATTCCTGCCATATCTGGTAAACACATTCTCGTTGGATTGAATGTTGACATCTGTAAATCTCAAAACTGCCATACCGTCAGAGTCAAATCCCATAAAGCGTAACTCTGACATACCTTCTTGGACTTTCCCACCATAGATGTCAGCTTTTCCAAATGCATTTGGCAAATCGCGAGTCTTGTTCACTGCATAGATTTCACCACCAACATAAACAGTCTGAGGTTGATGAAATGTTTTTGAATAATCTTTGTAGTGTTGTATTTGTGCACAACCGGAGAGGAGAAACATAACACTAAAAAATAAAACAACCTTCTGCATCTAATTATCCACCATCTAATTCACATATATTTATAATGCAATATCAGCGGCTGAATTTATAGATAATGAAAAGATTCATACAACCCCCATTCAGCCCACATACAGCTTTGTTGCAAACTGCGTGGCATTGATCGCGTTTTGTTTTTTATTTGATATCGGTGTCAATATCGTTGAGCGAGCCTTTAATCATCTCCAATACACTCTGTTTATCCTCCTCTGACAATCCCAGATAGGGGCGCTCGGGCAAGTGAGTCTCCTCACGGCCGAACTGGTGGGCGGCACCGTATACCATGGGCGTACCGAAGTAGAGGGCCTGGGGATCGACCTGATAGTCGAGGGTATCGCGCAGGTCATCGTTCAGACGCAGCACCTCATTGGCATGGCGGGGCTTGCGGGCACGGTACTTCTCCGAGAGCGGGGCCCATGGTTCCCCTTCCGGGCTCTCTTGGGCATCCCAGCGATCCCGGTGCGACAGCAGCAGCCCTTCCCCTATATCTGCCAGCGGTTCGCTCAGGTCACCGGTTTTCTGATAGAGCTTGGCCAGCAGCTCAAAGGCATCGACCACCCCGTGGTGGCTGATGGCAATAAAGCTACCGGCCATCAGAACTCATCCTCAAAGGTGGTCATATAGTGCAGCGCTTCCTCATCTGCGTTAGCCATCGCGGCCTCCCAGAGATCCCCCATCAGGTCAGCTTCCTCATCACGGGCTTGCTCACACAAGGCATCCAGCGCCTTGGCTTGCGCCAGGGTAAAGGGGCCATCCTGTGCCAGCAGGGCGCTGGCTTGTTCCAGCAAGGTCATTATCTCGCTCCTTTATGTTTTGATCTCCGGGGCCGCTAGCGGCCGCCTTTGGTAGTGGCAGCCGTAGCTTTGGCCAGCATGGCTTCCACCCCCTTGGCCAGTTCGGGAAAGTGCTCCAGCATGGATTCCCTCGCCAGCACCCAGGCGGCAAACGCCTCGGCAGCCATCTCTTTGCCATTGGTTCCGGCATATTCGGTAATCAGGCCGATACCGTTGAGATTGGGCTCCCCGGCCCAGAAGTGAACCTGATGGCCGAGCTCATGCAACCAGGTCGAGATCCGCTGGGCCGATTCCCCCAGTTTATCGCCTACATTGGCCGATACACTCCAGTGGCGGCGCAAGGCTTCACCACTGGCGACTCTTGGCATTAATTGGCGCGGGCCGCGATTAGCGTGGGCATCAGCCAACACGTCGGCTGCTGCCGCTTGCACCGCCTGCATATCCACCGTCTTCAAAGTATCGCCCCCCTTTACCTTGATAACCAGATGATCCCAGCTGGTTGCGGTAAAGCCGTTGACCCTGCTGACCCGGCGCGAATAGTAAAAAGAGCGCACCAAATAGGGATCTTTGCCCAGGTAATCAGCAATAGCCGGGGCAACCTTGAGCCCTGCCGCGCCCTTCCCCATTTCGGTCTGCTTGATAAACAACGTTTTGACCGGATGCGCCTTGAGGAACGCCGCCAACGGTTCGCGCTGGGGGGCTGGCAACTTGGCCAGCAGATCACTCAAACCCTGTGCAGTGACACCTTTAACGCTGGAGAAGGCGCTCTCCACTATCCGCTCTGGCAGTCGCTCGGCCAACGCTGGCTTGGCCGCTTCGCGCTTGGCCACCGCCTTGGTCAGCTCTGCCGGAGTCTGGGGGCGATAATCAAAGCCGGGATCGATACCTCGGGGGATCTTGTGTAACTCCCCGGTGCCCTTGTCCACCCACTCATATTCGCCATCGTCCGGGGCCTTGCCCACCACCAAGCCGCGCCGCTTGAGGTCAGCCTCGGAGATCAGGAACTTTTTGCACTTGCAGCCATAGCCATTGCTCGGGCTGTGTGTCTCCCACCAGGGGTGATCCACCGGCAGCACCAGGTTGTTCCACTTGAGGTGCAACTCTCTGGGGTGCTCGGAGTCCCCATGACGATAGAGCGCATAGGGGCGTTTGTGCTTGATACGCTGGATCTGCTCTTCACGCCCGGCGTTATAACTCTGTCGCAGGTTGGTCTCGAAGATGACGCGGGAACGCCATGACGCCGGGCCGGTATGTTCCCAACCGTGGCGGGCCACAATCTCCTTGAACGCCTTCTGAAAGGCCCCAATGGATTGCCCTTCACTGATCGCCTTGTCTACCGCCCCGC